AATAAAACTCAATGTTCGTACCCCGGATTTCTAGATTGCCAGTACCTGTGTCTTCCAGCTTAGTTTTAGAACCGTTATGGCTGATTTTGAAATCACTGCCATCCCCGAAAATCAGTTGAGTGCTGTCTGGAATGCTAACATTTCCACTTAACGTAGATGTGCCGCTTACAGTGAGACTGTCAGCCGTATTAAATCGTGATACCCCAGAACCAATATACGGCATTAGGTTATCTCCATGATGCTCATAGTTACACTAGCCTTGTCAGCAACAGAGCAGTCAATCTGAATCTTGTCTGTTGTTTCAAGGACTACTTTGTTGCCAGCAAGTATTTCAAGAGATGAACCCACAGGAAGCGGGGCATCTTTCAACAAGAATGTGTCAGTGTTGGTTGCGGTTCGCCCACCACCTGATGTATCACTGGCCAGCTTCACACTTACTGTGACTTGGCTGGTGTGTACGTTTGCCAGCACCATACCCAAGATGATTGTTGTGGTGCTGCCGGGGCAGGTGTACAAGTCTTCTGGCGTACCGCTAGATGCTGGCATAACGTCATGCGATACAACTTTGAATGTATTAGCCATTTATTTCTCCAAATGTAGTATAATTATACCATACTCATAACGCTTTGTCAAGCATTTATTTTATCAGCCAAGTGCGATTGCAAGGGCTGTCGCTTCGTTAGCAGCATCAGCAGCAGTTACAGCACCGATGTCTGAGATAACTTCTGATGCGGAACGCCCTTCAATGGATGTACCGTCGATACGAAGAAAGTCATTGTCAGCAGCACCACTCGTAAATACGGCTACATTACCACTGCTAATGCCTGTAGCTGCGACTGCTGCTGTACCAAGCCCCAGAGTTGAACGCTGCGCTGCTGCATCGGCATCATCAAGTAGGGCTTTTCCTGCTGCTGTAAGGTCGTATGTGGCTGCGCTACCGGAGCCGGTAAACTGAATACCTTTATCCGCTGCAGATGTCAGACCAGCAATTGCTTGTAAATCTGCATCAAGTCGTGCGTTAGCTACGGTGCCAGAAAGCTGACTGGCATTAATAGTTTTGTTGGTCAAAGTTTGAGTAGCTGTTGTTCCAACAATTTCTTGGTCGCCGCCAGCAGGAAGAGTCAGAGTATTTGTAACTGACGCAGAGTGTGGTTGTGCCTGTATAGTTTGTGCGTGTGCGTTACTTGACTCACAATAAAATTTAACTTGTGAACGAGAACCTGTGCCAGTGCGGATATCAACTAAGCCATCTGAAATGGTCACACCACCAGATGAACCATTGCCGTCGATGTTTACCTTACCCGACCCGTTTGGTAGGATGTCGATATTGCCATTTGACGTGGATACGATGTCGTTGCCATTTACATCAAGGTCGCCACCAAGCTGTGGGCTAGTGTCGGCCACCACTTCTGTCAGGCCACCGGCACTAGAGATAAGGTTAGTGACTGTAACTTTTTTAAGTGCGCTTGCTGATGCGTCATGTAACAGCAGAGTATCGTTAGTAATACTAACATCACCAGACGTAATAGCAGACTGGCCACTAACAACATTCTCGTTGACCATTGCTGTTTCAACTGCATCGTTAGCAATCGTTGCTGCACCTGTAGAGGCCAGCGTAATGTCACCAGAGATAGCCTTGTTGTCAAAGCTGTCAGAGCCATCATAAATAAGAACGTGACCAGATGCAAGAGATGATATATTGGTATCGTTTAGTTCTTCTAGCGTATCTTCTGTCTGTATCTGTGCATCTACATATGCCTTAATAGCTTTAGCGGATGCCAGCGTCGTATCTGTGCCAGCAACACTGGACAGGTCCGTATCGAGAACACCCGACTTGAGGTTGTCCACTTCGATATTCGACAGGGTATTGTTGTCTGCGTCGATTGTTTTGTTTGTTAGGGTCTTTGTGGTTGCAGCAAGGTACGTGTCGAAAGTGTCAACTGTGGTCTGCCGCATAGTACCGGCGTCATTAGTTACAAGACCGTCAGCACCAGCCACTGCCGTTGTGCCAGCAGATGTGCCACCATCCATCAGGTTGAGTTCTGCAGTCGTAGCAGTAACACCGTCCATAATGTTGAGTTCAGATGTGGTAGCTGTTACCCCATCCATAATGTTCAACTCTGACGCAGTAGCGGTTACACCATCAAGGATGTTTAGTTCTGCTGCTGTTGAGGTGACGTTAGTGCCACCGATGTCAAGAGTTGTCATAGACACTTCACCAGCAACGGTGACAATACCATCTGCCAGTGTCATCAGGTCTGTATCGTCTGTGTGTCCAATGGTTGCACCATTGATATTGATATTGTCAATAACAGCCTGTGTAATAGCACTGTTAGTGCCAAGTGTAGCACCATCTATTGAACCGCCGTTAATGTCAGCGGTATCTGCTACAAGAGCATCTGTAGTTACAGTGCCGTCAAAGAAAGCGTTCTTGAACTCTACAGAACTTGTGCCTAAGTCAATGTCGTTGTCTGTTACAGGAACAATGGCACCGTCTTGGAACCTTACTTGCTCTACTGTGGAACCTGCACCACCTGCGTCTACGAACACACCTACACGATTGTTCGTGTCATCCACCACGACTTTGTTTAGTGGTGTGGCTACGCCGGGGTCACCAATCAATCCAATGACTGGACCTTCAGCGGCTGTGCCATCGTGTTTGTGTCCAGACGTATTTACAAATGCAGCCAGTATCTGGTTAAATTCGTTGTTACTGTCTGACGCATTAATAACGTCACCGTCTGTGTAGGATGACTGTCTAGTATAACCTGCCATTAGCGTCTTGCTCCTGCATCAAATTCTAACTGAAAACCTTTAAGTGTGTATGGGGCTGATGTTGCATTGTCCACCACACGCATTGCTACCGCAAATCCACTGCCCTCTACAGGCTGTCTAGTCAGAGGGTTAGACTGACCACCGTATGTTGCCGTGCCATATACCGATGTTCCATACAGTGCCACAACTGTTGAACTGTCAAACGGATATGCTTCTGGTCTTGCAGCATCCGGCGACTCATAGTCGTACCGTAAAAACAAATCAGAGTTTAGTGCGCCGGTTGGTGAATAGTTAATAATAACACGCTGAAAGTTTTTACGTATACCCGCATCGCCCATTGTCATATCTGGTGAACGATAGCGTCCTATGATGTTTGTACCGTTAAACTGATTGCTTTGTTCTTGCCTATATACAAATCCATCAGCAGAACCGTGCAATACAAATGTTTCACCCTGCGCCGTAAATGAGTCTGTGCAAGAAGGTTTAATACCCTTTAATGTGGCAAACTCATAGCCTTGCTGTTTACGAACTGCAATTACACCTAATGTATTTGCTTCGGTAAGTGAGCCAGTTTTAAACAGCCTATACTGTGTCTTGTCTGGCACAACTACGCTATCAAACTCGTCTACGTCAGTATCCCTAAACAACTCTTTGACATTGCTTGATATAGTTCCCAGTTCAACATCATTAATTCTTTCTGTACCTGCAACGGTGCGAAGACCATCTCGCCCAAGGAATATGATGTCACCGGCAAGTTCTTGGACAGTAAAGCCGTTAAGGCATCCGATATCTCTTGTAATTGGTTGGAGTACAAAATCTGCAACTGTGTTACCTGTCAGTCTGTATATACGTTCTTCGCCAAAGATAATCAGTTCATTACGAAACGGAAACAGTGCTGTTACTTGGCTGTCAATACGAATACTACCTGCACCATTAGCTGTACTAAAGTCACTGTCGGTAAAGGGTGCAGTAAATATAATCTCTTCTTTGTTTGCACTATGTCCTGCAAAAAACAGTGCATCTTTAAAACCTGTTACAAACTTGGGGTTAGCTGGTGCGCCTGTAGCATTAAGGTCTGTTACCGTAGAGCCATCATACTTGGTAGCGTGATTGGCACCATCTGCCCAAACAATATGCTCAGTACCACCTAGATTGTAACGATGATGTGTGTACTTACCTGCGCTAGTACGTCCTGTATCAATCTCTGACCATGAACCGCTACCACTAGCTGCTTCAAATACTTTTGTGCCACGTGCAGCAATTACTTTATTATTGCCATTAAAAAATGCAGCCATCAAAACTTTTTCAGTAGAAGAAGATGTCTGCGGAACAATGTTACTGTTCCATTTTGCAAAGCCGTTAATGCGTCTGTATCCCCCACTAACGTCCGGCTCAAAGTTTTCTAGTTCAAGAGCCATGCCGGGTTGCATCTTAAAGGTTGGCTGGTCAAGAACCAATCCACCTTCACAGGCAAACACATACGGACTGAGTTGCGCTTCATCAGCCATGTGTTAGCCCCCTGTCGGAAATACTGAAGTACCGTACCGTTGTGATTGCGGAATGTACGTAGAACGCACGTAGCTATAGTTCCTGTTAATAAACAAACTCTGCATATGCTTAATGCCTTCTTCAAACCTAGCAAAGTTAATGCCATATTGCTGTGCTTCACCACGATACTGATAGCCGTATGCGGTGGCACCATCTACAATTACCTGACGAAACTGTTCAGGGATTGTGGGTGCATCTGTAGCAGCAGACAAGGCAGTCGGCCTTACATATGCGTCATACTTGAGTGTGTATGCTTTATCTGGGTAAGGGTACAGGCCATAGTTATTGTCTGGTGTACGGAATACGTACAGTGGCACTGCACCTACATCTGATGTACTCTCTTGGTCGATGTGTGTATCGACATACTGGTTATAGTCCATGATGCGCAGCGTTGTACCAGCCACACCAAGAGAGTCATCTTTTGAAATACGGAAGGTCTCATAGTCTACGTTGTAAACTGTAGCACCAATTGAGTAACGTGTGGTACCAGCTACAAGAGTTTCGGTTTGAAGTGCGTGGCTAAATGACCACCCGAACTCTCGTTGAAAAATGTAATTGATGGCATCGTTCACAGCATTCTTACACTGTGTTTGAAATCCACGAGATGCAGTAAAGTTAGAACTCGTCAATGATACTTCATTAAAACGAGCCAATACTTCATTCGTGATGTCA